TGTTATATTTAGCGCATCAGAGTTAGAGCCAAATGTTTTATCTAAGAATTCATGGCCTCCTGCAGCGCGTGAGAGTTTAGGCAATTTAAGTTTCTTAGTAAGATTTTTAAATTGCTTCTCGTCTATCATTGCTTCGTTGTCGCCAAAACTTTTAAACCATTTCATCCTGGATTCTCCCATCCTTTAATTATGTTAGGGTTAAAGTTGTTTGTACTAAACTCTAACCTATCTACCAATTTAACTGCACCACCATTCGCGTGGTCAATAGCAACAAACCCTTCAGGATTCGTGGCGATATAGCCTTTCTTTGTTTTCAAAAAAGTACCAATATTATTTAATTGGTTTAGTTTATTTATAACAATTTGTTTCGCAGTTACAATGTGAATCTGTAGTTGAAAAACGTTCTCTAGGTTTTTCTGATTCGCAGGAGAAAAGAACGTTTTAAGTAGCTCTTGTCGCTTAGCTTCAACCTTATCTTTACCTTTATCTGACTTTAACTTATCAGACTGTTTAAGATAACGCGTATTAACCCATGCTAACATTTCTTTTACATGTTTCTTAGGGTTAGTTACAGATTCGTTTGCTCTTACCTTTGTGTTATTAAATGTATTAATTAAAAGGTTAAACTCTTTATGTGTTTCAATATCTTTGAGAGTCGAGCCAGATATTTTATTGAATACTTTACCAGCAGCTTTAAGCTCTTTTGTTAAAGCTTCGGTTTCTTTACCTGTTAGTGTTGCTGTGCCAGATAGGTCGGGCAAAGTTGCATCAACCATCCATACGTTCTTTGTCTTTTTCAAACCTGATGTAATGGTCGCACCGTATGTTGGTGTCATTGTTTCAAATGTACCACCTTCGTATGATGTATGCCACACAACACCAATCTTAGCTGCTTGTACTTCTTTAGCAAGGGGAGTGTTAAGAGGGACTGAATAAACGATTGTGTTAGGGTGGAATGTAACGCTCTTAATACCAGCAATAGTGTCAGTCTTAAGATCACTTTGGTCGTACATAAAGTCACCTTGAATAACACCTTTGATACCAACGTTCTTAAGGTTATCAAATGCTAGAGTAAGTTTAGTGTTTAAGTCGCCTGAAGTGTCAGCATCAATATCAGTGTGGTTTTTATATACTTTAGGATTCTTGTTAAAGATACCCTTTTTAGCAACAAAGAATTTTCCGTCGCTAGGATCGGTTCCAGCAAAGATAGCTGGTGCGCCGTCCCACTTAACAGATAGCTTAAGGTTCTTTTCTTGATTCCCTTGTAGCATATCGCGGAAGGATCTTAATGCTAGTATAGCTTCTCTAGCGCCTTTCACACCACCATCAAGAACTAGGTCCTCAATATGGGTCATGTGACTGTTCTTACCCTGTCCTGCAGAAATTTCTGTTATATAACTTTTAAGCCTTAGCATCATATTCCCATAAATTAATTTGTTGTTACTATATGATAAAGAAATTCGTTATAGCAATATATTATTTATAATAATCTTTGTTTCAAACACAGAGTAAACAAATTATTTGCATTCACATACTTCACATACTGGTAATATTTCATCTGTTGTGTCATTAATCTCTACGATCTTATGCTTTACTAATGTATCAAGCATTGCTTCAGCACCTTCTTTACGACCTATTTTAAATGAGGTCCATGCTGATCCACCAATAGCTGCTATAACTATTACAGATTGGAATACGTATGACTGAAAATTTACAAAAGAACTAACTTCCATTTTTATTCTCCTTTATGTGTTTACAAGTTCCTCTGAACTTAAACCCAGGGCAACTACACTTTCTGTTTATTATTGTGTATATGTCACCTTTAGAACCAGTGACAGTTATAACATCACCATCCGATTCTTCAGGAATTGTTTCAACTAATTCAAACTTGCGTCTTGATTTACTAAAACCTTTAATGGGTTTCTTAAACTTTGTATAGACCCCATTAGTATTTTTATATGCTACTAAATAGCTGGAATTATTTAAATAATACCAACCATTAGATATATTTATATCACCCCAATCGGTGATCTCTTTGTACACTTTTATCATTATTACCGTTCACCACCTATACATATCATATCAAGAGGTATCTCTTTAGTTGAGTCATCTTCAAACTTAACAGTAACTTTTGTTATCATTGAAGGGCTTATAGACCCTGCTTTATAAACTTTTAAGTCTACTATAACAACGGGTTTTCCCCAATAAGATAAGTTAGTCATTGCCCTTCAATGTTAAGTAATTACCCCGACGTCCATCGTCAGTAGTCCACTCACAGATGTAGTCAGAACGACCGCCTGGTTGTATCTCACGATCCCACATGATCCACGACTCATGCTTAGCTTTAAAGCCAGTTTCCCAATAGTCTTGGGACTTAGTGTCTCTGTAAGCGAAGAGGAAGTTGTTCTCTTCGCGGATGATAGTAGGAGTTTCCCACGACTCTATGCCGATGTCACCGTCATCTTCCATCAAAGTTGATGATATAGCATACTCTTTCCAGCCTTCATTAGACTCATTGATGTACGTATCCACAAACGTCTGGGTCTCGAGAGGGCTGAATGTCACGTCTTCTACGACATAGGTGTCACCACCCTTAAACTTCCAGCGTTGAGGACATTCGCCCTGTCCATCCCAATCATGGGCGCCATAGTTCTCTTCGTGTTGTGTGTGTATAACAAGTTTCATAGTTCGTCTTCCATATATTTAATTCGTTTCTTTAAACCATCAAGATACTTATGACGATCTTGATATTTCTTTAGTGATTCTTTATTACCAGTAGCTGAAGCATTAGCAGCTTGTTTCTTATTAGCCTTAATATCGGCTGAGATTTGCCCCTTCAACCATTCATATTTATCTTTCATGACTTCTCACCAATCTTCAGTACTTGCCGTGGCCACGCGGAGGCATGCTGCGTCCTTCTTCATAACCGTCATTTTCATAAACGCGCAGCTTAGTGCCACGTTTTTCTCGAATAATTTTTGTGCGCGCTTGACACTCAAGGGCAATTTTATGGTATGCTCTAAGCGCTTCTGCGTGCACTTCTTTTAACTCACGGATTGATTCAATTTTTCCAATTTCAGTTTTCATGACACGTACTCTTTAGCAATTCAATATAGATATTATACCATAGTTTACTATACTTGTAAATAGATAAATCTTCAACAAAATCAACAAGTTACTATAACCTATTGATTCTATTGAAGATTTACTTGGGCTCCCGTGGGTATATAAACCCCTTACAAATCAACTACTTTAAGTGATTGATTCTAATGGGAATATTTGTGATAATACTTTACCACATTCTTGGGCAATTTCCATATGTTCTAACTGGGTTCCATGACCTGAACGTAATTCAATAAAATGTACCCATGAGCGGATAGTTCCATTCATATACATCTTAGTCATTGTGAGGCCTTCGGGTAATACTGCACGTGCTTGTTCTTTAGCGATACCATTCTCGATTGCCCAATCGTATGCGCTCCTGCTTTGTGCAATAACTTTATCCTGATATACTTCCCACTGGTTTGCGATGAGGTAACCGCTGGCTTGGTCCTCAGCATGCAAGTCTTCGATTGACACAGAGTTTTGACGATTCTTAGTATCTTGAAAACGTGCTTCTCTTGTGGTGAACATATCATCAAGATCATTTGGATTTGCGTAACGCTGTGAGAATTCTTGGAAAGAGAATGAACGATGACGTAATATCTGGCGTGCGATATCACGAGTTGTTTCAATCTCTAAACACATTGATACCATTTCTAAAGGCGACCAGTGAGCGTTGTCAATAAGGTACTTAACGAGCTTTTCTGATGTTTGTTTATTGTTCTGATTAGCTGGGTTAGATACCCTTGCGCAATATGCAATCATGTCAAGTACTGATTGAGGCGCTTTAACTTCAGGCGCATCTTGACTATAATTAATTAACTTTACGTTCATACTTTAAACTCTCCAAAATCATTTTTATTTTCGTTTTCGCCGAAGCTATTAATAGGACCGATGTCTATGTCCTCAGACTTGTCTTTCATTAAACCATCTTGTGCTGACTCTTCAACATCAAACAATCGCATCTGTGTTTTATCAACACCAATCACAAACCTTTTATGTAAGCCTACATCATTATAACGATTCTTAAGCTGCTTAACCATTATCTGGCCTAGCTCTTCTAATTCTTCATTAGAGATGAGCGCAAACATAAGGTCAGCTGTTGCTGGAAGACCAAACGATTCAGAAGTGTTAGCTAAATCTATATCTGAGTTCTGATAACCATCGCGGTTAGACTGAGTTGCTGAAAAGATGGGTACATCAAACTCAATAGCTAAACCACGAAGCTCCTCAGCGATTGACTTAACATACGAATACGTATCAGCTACGTTCTTAACGCGTGATGAAGATGCGATGTTAAGGTAATCAATATAGATCACATCAGGCATAAACCTTTTCTTAAGCTTTAACTCATTAAGCAAACCTCTGAAGTGACCGACGTGTGCGGATGCTGTAGGGTATTCTTTAATGATTAGTTTACCAAACCCTTTGCGTGCTATCTTTTCAATCTTGGAATCAAACTTATCCTTATCCATTGAATCAATATCGCTAATAGGCATGTGAAAGAGATTAGCATCAATACGTTCAGCAATCTTTTCTTCACTCATTTCAAGTGTAATATACAATACATTCTGACCTGCTGATATATTTGCTGCTGCTTGGTGACACATGAACAACGATTTACCAACACCAGTTGATGCGAGAATAATATTCAATGTCTTACGGCTAACACCACCTTTTGTGATCTTATTAAGGTAACTCAAATCGAATGGAATCTTTTCTTCTTCTTTCTGATAAAATTCAAAACGATCTTCAGCGTTTTCAATATAGTCATGGCCGATGTCATGGTCAAAACTAACGCCTAAAGCAGTAGACAATATATCAGGTATTGCACCTTCACTAAGCTCGTTATGGTTACCTTGTGCGATATCATAACTTTCCATCAAAGCATTGTGTAGCGCGCGCTCTTTACACCACTTCTCAGATTCTTGAAGCAAGTATTCAGAATCCAAATCTGTTTTAGTACCAATGATACTTATAAGTGCTGATGCTTGCTGACGTAAATCATCAGGCATGTTATACTTAGTAAGCTCAATGTCTAGCACTTGAGTTGTTGGTAGTTTGTTATGTTTAGCAACGAACTGTATGATTAAATCAAATACAGCTTTATGTTCGCCTTGGAAGTAATCCTTAGATAAGTAAGGAATTACTCTTCGGCAATACTCATCATCATTAACTAAATGATTAAGTATGTGTGTCGGTATCTGTGTTAATTGTTCCAATTTTAGCTAATCCTGTTCCTAGTTGTGAATCCATAATACTGTAAAGAGTATCGCCCAGTGTGTTAGAAAATGCTTTGCTTTCTCTTAACTCTTTATCATTAAAAGACGCTGGGTCAATGAGCTGGTAAGTCCAACTCAAAAACCCTTGGTCGTTTTCTTCGCGGACGCTAACTTCGCCGTATTTATAAGTGACACCAGCATACGGGCCTGATGTCAATTTAACGTTATAAGCAGAAGCATCATTAGCATCATCGAGCAATGTGTAGCTGTGTGTTGTACCATTAAAGGTATACTCACTCATTTCTCGCCTTCCTGTGTGATGTCAAGATTGAAGTCTTCAATCATAGGAGTCTGCGCGATTTGATACTGGGCTTTAACGAACTCTTTAAAGTTAGTATTCTCAAACACTGGCGTCCAGAACCCAGCTTCAAGTGTATCTTTCTCGCGGAGCTTTTTACCAATCAACTCACCTGTTTCCATATCAACATGACAATAGAAACCGTTTGAAGGTTTAGCAACATACCCACCAGCAATTGCAACATCTAGCAAACCAGAATATTCTTCAATGCCAGCTTCCCATGTAACACGAATTGGAATCTTAGACTTCTCACGAACATAACGTGATTTCTCAATGTTGATAACAAAGTCGTAACCTGCAACTTCAGTTCCTTTCTTCTGCTGGCGACGACCAATAATCCAAATGTTATCAGCACTATAGTAAATACCAGTACCACCAGAAACGATTGCTTTA